TCCAGATGATGTCTTGTCTTAACCACCACCCGTCAGCTTGCAGGGCGAAGGCTACGCGCCAGGGGACCCCTACGAGGTCTTTGGGCTTGAGGCCGGTCATGCCGTTCCGGTTCGGCCCTGCATACCCACTCCCGGGATGCTGTTTTGTTTGTGGCACCTGTCCGCTTCCGTTGGCAACGTAAGAATCCCCGAGGTTAAGGAAAAGCACCCCATCGTCACTCAGCACCCGGCGCACCTCACGGAAAACAGCAACCATCTTTTCAACGTACTCCTCTGGGGTTTTCTCAAGGCCGATCTGACCGGCAACGCCATAATCCCGAAGCCCCCAATACGGCGGCGAAGTGACGCAGCACTGCACCGATTCAGCGTCCAGCGTCGGGAGGATTTTAAGACAGTCGCCGGTGTAAATCATTCCCTCACCTTGCACCCCTCCCGCTTAGGGCACCGCTCACAGTAGTCCTTGTAAATCCAATCATTCGGCCAGCGCGGGCACTTGCCCCGGCGCATCGTGGGGCGGTCAGGCCCTTTCTTCGTAGGGCATAACCCCTGGGATATTCGTTGCACCTTTGAGCGAGCGGACGACGCCATTGATTTTCACCATATCCACAGTTAGATATTCACGGGGAATCAGTCTTTCGTTGACGATCCGGGCCTTCCAGACAGTTCTGTAAACCGGGCCCCCTTGCAGTTTCGGCGTGGCTTTCGGCAGGACGACCGGGGCGACCGTGACGGGCTCCGATACCACGGCGGCGACCTCTTCTTTCGCGGCCTCTGTTACCTCAATGGCTGCTTCCGCGAGCGCATCGGCTGTCTGCTTATCCCCTGCGGCTTCGGCGGCCTGGGCAGCGGCCATAAGCCTTTCCTCCTCGGCCTTCCGTTCGGCTTCAATCCTCTCCACTTCGGCCTTCCTCCGGGCTTCCTCTTCGGCTCTGGCGATAGCCTCAAGCCTGGCCTGTTCCTCGCGGCGGATGCGCTCCTGCTCCAGATCGAAATCAGACATTCCGCGTTTAACCATACGTTCCGCTTCATCGAGAGGGCCATCATGTCGTTTCTTTTCGGCGACGAGGCTCTTATGGAGCTCGTGGGCTTTCTTAATATTTCCGTCAAAAGTCTCGGCCACCTTTGCCCTTATTGCCTTGATTGCCTTCCAGAGCTCACCCGCCTTGATATAGGTTTCTCGGCTAACAATCTTTAGGGCCTTAGCTTGATCCTCTATGGATATGACCTCTTTCATGACCTCATCGGACGTAACTAAACTAAGAGCGGCTTCTCCCATAATCATCTCCCTCCATGATTTTTCTTCCAGTTGTGAACGGCCAGAACCGAAAGCCAAAGGTTCCAATCCTGCCGATCCGTGAACGGTATCAACTTATAGGTGCCGTCGTCGTGTAGTTCCACGGCGGCGCGTTTGATCCTTCCGGGCAGTTCCCCGATTCTGTCCGGCGTCCCGGCATATTTATAGGCGGTTGACATCATTGGCGGCTCGATCTGTTCAGGGACAAAGCCGCTTTCCTTTCTAAATTTCCTCCATGCTTCGAGGTATGGGAAAATCACCGGATCAAGGTTTTCTTCATCAAGCTCGCCAGCATCATCATAGGCGGTTGCAAGGTGGATCATGCTCCCACGGTCACGGCTCCAATCGTCATAGTAAGCGGTATTTATGAAGCCCTCGGCCTTCAGAATCGTAGTCACGGACGGATACACCCGGCCAATTCCGTCAACCCGCGCATCAGTATAGATATGACCATCTGCGATAAACTCAACCGGAGCATCCAGCAGGCTATAAGCCGCAAGTTGCAACGCTGTGAATGGTTGTACATTCCCCGTTTTTATGTCAATGATCGCGCTACCCATCGCTTCCCGGCTCCGGCTCTTCGTCAACGATCAGGTTCCGCACCGTATTCCCACGCGGCCCGGCTGCATAGTGTAGGCTTACCTTCTGGTTTGCCTCTTTTGCGCCGCTGGCAATGTCGGCCAGGGTGTCGGAAAAAGTAGAGTAACGGACTCCATCAATCGTGATGTCGTACCGGGTCCAATCCTTGCCCTTTGTCTGGCCGTTTTTGGCTTCTATGGCCTCTATTGTGCCGGTGACTATCCCACCCTCTGCCGGGGGTGCGTTTTCAGCCTGTGGCCTTGCAGGGGCCGTTTTCTGGGGTGTTTGGACGGGGGGCCTGTCGTGCGGGATTCCTCCCCGGCCATCGTCATCCTCTCCTGTAGCGAGGCCAAGGGCGGCCAGGAGCGTATACCTCTGCAAATATGTCACGGTGGACCCGACGGCCTGAATCCGGTTTTTGTTTCCCGATTCGTCGATGGGGCCAGTGAGGGTGACGCTTTCCCGGTGTCCGGCTCCGTGCGTAATATGGCAAGTCACCGTGACGTTTGCCCCCTCTTGTGCAGTCATCCATGATGCAGAGAGATTATGCTTTCCCAGGATCGCAGTGATCTCCTGCACGATGCTCCCGAGATTGGCATAGTTGTATGCCGTCCGCCCCTTTGCCGTGGTAAAGTCAACCCGATCATTCTTCTTCAGGACTGCCGGGGCCTCCTGCTTGAACGCTGTCATGGCGGCGACGTATTCCTTCCGCGCCTGTCCCGCCTCCCATCTCTCGTGCAAGTCCATCAGCTTTTCGATGATCTTCGGGTCCGCCTGTTTCTCCAAGGCAAGGCTAATAAGCTGATTTGGATTCCCCCCCGCGACTACCTCGTGCTTGCTCAACACCGCTACTTCGTTCATCTCTCCCTCCTATTCTCCCGTTGCCGGGCTTTTCGCCTTCCTCTTCTTCGGATTCCGGTGGATGTGCGCCCCCTCCGGCACCGCGGCCTCCCTCAGGATGTACGGATCAACCCGCTGGATTAACGCTATGACGGCCCTGAGTAATCTGTATTTGATGCTCATCTCCACCCCCGTTTAAAAGCCTCGCATTGCTCGTTACTCGGCCAATCCGTATATATGTCCTGCGGATGCCTGTGCTTGCGCGGCGGTATCGGTTCTTCCTCTTGCCGTTCCTCTTCCGGCTCCGGTTCCCCCGCCGCCATGATCCGGTCCACGGCCTCAATAACCATCTGATAGCGGTTCTTCATCGGTATTTCTCCGTCACGTCCTCACCCGTTGCGACATCGTACACCTGCAATATCTCAATCCTGTCTGCCGACGCTTTGCCGTCCGTTGACCACGGCTCGCAGATTATTGCATCCAGCGGGATACGGATTCGCGCCTCTAAGGGTCGTTGCGGATAATAGGCCGCACACCACGAGCGGGACGCGAAGTGGAACCCTGGATAGCCACAAACAACCCGCTCATCATCTGCGAATTTCTCACCATCACGGAGGACATTCAGGCCGACACGGAACTGATAGCCATTATTGTTAAGACCACCATCGAACCGCTTCCAGTAGGTGTTTCCCGGCTCAACGCCCATAATTTTGACAAGTTTTTTCGCCCCGTTCAGATTCGCCCCGTTCAGATCCGCCCTGCTCAGATCCGCCCTGCTCAGATTCGCCCAGCTCAGATTCGCCCAGCTCAGATCCGCCCTGCTCAGATCCGCCCTGCTCAGGTCTGCCCCGCTCAGGTCCGCCCGGCTTTTTACCGCCGCCTCGACGCATAATTTTATAGATTCGGTTTCCATCGAAAACAACACTTCGCCGCTGAACCTATGCTTGATTTTAAATTTCATATCCGCCCCCTCCGGGGATTCCTCTGGATGTGGCGGTCCGGTCCCACTACGAGATCCATCATCTGATAGTAGTATCGCCTCAACAGCCACGCGATCAGCGTCCGTATAATCCTGCTCTCGATGCTCATACCGTCCCCACCTTTTTGAAAAGCTCTAACGTTTTTTCTGCGCCCCGGATGAACCCCGCTTGCACGCCGAAGAACGCGCCGATAACGATCAGCGCGGGAAGGATCAAGACCGCACCGAACGCGGCGATTATCTCTGACAATGTCCGCTTCGCTTCGTCCCATGCCTGTTCTTCTATTGCCGCCGTCTTGCCGTTTGCCATTGGTCTGCCCTCCAATATTTGATACGCATCTGCTTTCTGCGGTAATCCCGCACCATGTCAACGATATTCACAACGCAATACATGACAATTAAAATGACGAAGAATGCGAACAACAGCCCCCCGACAACCGCGAAGCACCACAAAAGACCGTCTGCAAACGCTTGCTCGCTCATGGTTACCTCCTAATGTTGGGGCGGGCCGTGGACCAAGTGATCTATGACCCGCCCCAGCGTTTTTAAACCCCCGCCGTTTTCCCGTGGCTGTTACGGCCAAACCTATTAACGCTATGCCGAAACCCTAATGCACACGCCGCATCCAGCCGTGTTGCCCGCCTTCGACCCATCGCATTTCCGGGATGTGTTTTGACCATCAAATGATGGACAATTTACATCGGTCCTGCGATTCATGGCCGCTGAGTCTTTGGGTTTCAATGAGCTTT